ATGTTGTTACTGGCAAGCTCCGGCGTCGCGCTGGCGGCACCGCAGATTATCACCGTTAGCCGCTTCGAAGTGGGAAAGGATAATTGGGCGTTCAATCGCGAGGAGGTGATGTTGACCTGCCGCCCGGGGAATGCGCTGTATGCCATTAACCCCAGCACGCTGGTGCAGTATCCGTTGAATGACGTTGCTGAGCAGCAGGTGAAAGCGGGTAAAACCAGCGCGCAGCCGATCTCTGTGATCCAGGTTGACGATCCGCAACATCCGGGACAAAAAATGAGCCTGGCGCCATTTATTGAGCGCGCGCAGAAGCTTTGCTGATCCCCGCGCGTATCTTACTGTATTAGCATATAAAAAACCGCCGGCATTCCTCTCAGGAAGCGGCGGTTTTTTGTTGGCACTGACCATTTTGCCAGGAATTATTCGACCACTTTTGTTGCGGACTGGAAAACCTGACGCGGTAAACTATTCTTATAAGGCAAGGCGACTTAGCCTGCATTAATGCCAACTTTTAGCGCACGGCTCTCTCCCAAGAGCCATTTCCCTGGACCGAATACAGGAATCGTGTTCGGTCTCTTTTTATCTATATGTTTTAACTGGTGTTTTTAGCCTGTAACACTAAAATACACGAAAATTACTCGAATATTCCGTATTCAATCTAAACCATATCATATTCAGCGCCGCGAGAGTCCAGGTATTTTTTGGTCATTGTTAAATTCTTGTGACCAAGTAATCGCTGTGCAAACTCTTCTCCGCGCTCATCCTTGTATAGCCTGCTGGCAAGACTTCTTATCTCATGAAAAGATGGCGGGTTAGGTCCGAACTTAATCCCGGTCATATCCCTGACGTCTGAAAAAGCCTGGGTCAGTCCGTCAGGTGTTAATGCTCCCGGCTTCCTTCCGCCCCTCCTTACTGATGAGTAGAGCATGAAGTCTGACGGGTTATTTTCTCGACACCTTTCTATGACATCCTGCAACACTATTCCCGCAGCGTCTAGCCTTAAATCAACAGATATAGCCAGTTTATGGTCTGTCTTTCCCTGAGTGATATAAAGCCGGCCGTCTTTAACATCTGAAAACCTGAATGCAGCAACATCCTCTCTTCGTTGCCCGGTTACCAGAGCCAGGTCCAGCGCGTTGATAACCCATGGTGAGTGTTTATGGGAATGCTCCCTGATAGCCATAAAGGTATCAATAAGCAATCTTTCGCGCTTCACTTCTGGTGATGGTGCTCTGGTTGGTTCAACCGGGTTCCTGTCTATATGTCCCTCCACCATCGCCTCCCTGAAAATATCGAGCAGTATTGACCTCATCCCTGACGCCATGCTTTTTTTACCGCAAGCTACATACGTTTCCAGAAACTCGGCAATGTCCTTTGTTGTGACCGCGGCGAGCGCATATTTTCCAAACTCATCGCCTATCGTTGCTATTTGGTTACGACGCACTTTAAGTGTGTTTGGCTTGAGCTCTCGTCGTTCAAGTATCACCTGATAACGCTCCAGCCATGCCGACACAGTAAAGGTTGGTACGTTTTTGATGCGATCAAGGAGAGAAGAGGGGATGTAATTCTGATGAATGTAATTGTTAGCCTCGATCGCCTGGCTGATTGCGTCCTTCCTGGAAATCCGGCCAAGTGATATTTCCTGACCGGTTATCGGATTGCGCCATGAAAAAATGCTGTCCCGCTTGCGAAAGGTGAGGTTACGTGGAAGGTTAGCGTCGTAACGTGCGGGCCTTTTCGCCATGAGTCAGTCTCTCCAGTAAAGTACCATTACGGGGTACATCAAAATTCTTCGGTTTAGGCTTCAGGTTCTTCTTGCTGGGATCTACGTAACACGCATCAGGAATAACTTTGTATTCCTTGCCATGCAGTTCAGGAGCCGGATAAATCCGCCCCTCGCGAGCCCAGCGCCGTAGCGTAGACAATGAGGGCGGCGTTTCGTAGTTCGCATCAGCCCACTGAAGTAACGTAAGCAACTTAGCCATAATTATTTCCTCTCTATTGTCCACATCTCATGCGCAAACGAACGCAACTTATCATCATTATCTCCGGCAATAAAAAACCCGCACTCGGCGGGTTATGTTCATTCGATGGTTGGTTTACTTCTTGGCGTTCTGCTCAGCCATTTCAATATACCGAGGGTCGCTCTTTGTACGCGACGCCGGAGGCCGCAAGGTCAACGTTAACCTTGTCCTGCTCTTCTTTCGGTTTGGCTGCAATGTTCCACTTCGACATAATAAAATTCCCTCTGGTGTGGATGGGATTATATATCACTGGTGGTTCAGTTACGTTTCTTTCCGATCGTCTGATTCAGCATCCAGAGCCAGCAATCCCTTTTCCGTGAGAGTAAAATCACCACGGCAGCCGCAGCAGCACCCATCGACAAGCCGCTTACTGATAAGATTCTTCATCACTGACAACTGGAACTTTTCTGTCGATCCATCGGGCATGGCTGTGCCGACGCTGTTTTCATAGCCAATAAAACATGTCCCTGTGCGTCCGGATGCTTCTATTTCAGCTATTCGCTTCAGAACAGAGATTTTATTGACATCTTTGACTTGCATGATTTACCCCCTGAAAAGCCATGCTACAGCAAATGCTATACAACGTAACAAAATGAAGATGGCCAGTCCATCACCTACCCTCCTGCGCGGCTTTGCGTTCTGCGGGGGATTTACTCATTGCTTACCCCTGATGTAATCGTGTTGAATGGGCATGCCACACCGATCGGGTGATATCTATTACAGAGATAGCAGAGGTTAACGTTAATTTTATGCGGATCATAATCATACTTAACGCGCTGATATTCTGACTCTTCGAGAGCATCACGAAACGCTACCGCGACAACCTTCCCGCCGAACACTTCCATGTTCGCATGTACCGGTGGCTCCTTGCCATCTTCGAACTCAACGACAAAAGTTACCTTTCCCATCACATCCTTCCTTGCTTCTTCATAAGCTCAAAATCACCCTGGCAACTGGCGCATCGCTGGCAGCCAGGAACCTTCACCCGGCGCAATTCTGGAATGTCATCACCGCAATCAATGCAGTGAGTAGCCGAAACAGCGTTGTGGTTAATGCGATACTTCGCTATGGCGGCTTCACGCTGCAGCTCTTCGAGTTCGTTGGCCTGATCGATGATTTCTGCGCTCATGCTGCACCGCCTTCAACGCGCTTGAACGAAATTACCCAAACCCAGGAGTTGGCATTCCAGCTTTCCTCGCCGTAGATGGATTCCCACAGGTACTTGAATGCGCCTGTTACCGTTGGCCTTCCGGTCATATTGTGGTCTGCAATGCAGTCGTAACAGTCCTGAGAGTCATAAAGTGCCTCCATGTCGATTCCTTCCGCCTCCGCATCCTTTTCGCTGATAGCGTTCAGTCGCTCCACCCGGACATCGGTGATTTCCAGCAGAATGCGGCTGGCCCAGCGTGGCATGTGCAGCGATGGAGTCCACTTTTCAGGCGTTGCCGGCTTATTGCAGACAGCTACGGGTACACGGTGGGTTTGCTCCGTCCACGAATTTCGCTCGCTGGCTTTGTATACTAGGGTAGCGACGTCTGTAGCCCGACTATGCACCCGAAACGCCTCTCTTACCCAGATGCGGTCGCCGACGGCGCCGAACGGGCAGGAATACCCTTCATTTTCATTGGCAACACCAAACACCTCTTTACTGGCTGGCTGCAAATAACCGTCCTTATCGACAATTCCTGGCGTGTACCAGCGCGCCTTATAATCAGGCTCAAGCGACATATTCATTGGCGTAAAGTCTTCTGATGGCTGTGCTTTCATGATTCCAACGCCTTACTCAGCTTTTCGCCGAGGGCAAAGATGTAGTCGCGCAACTCTTCCAGTGACTGCGCTTCTGATTGCAGGATTTCCCGGTGGCACAGTTCTTTCACCAGGTGCTCAAACTTGCTGTAGTAACCGATGCGAGAGAGGGTTTCATTGCCGAAGTTTTTACTTTTTTCATCGGTAACTTTTTTCTTCTCGCTTAAAATCAGGTCGTGAACTGAGCCGGTGATGACGTATTTATCACCGATTTCTATATGAAGGTTTTTGCTCATTATTTTTTCTCCGTAATCAGTCATATCCGCCCATCCCTTCTCAGTACGCAAATCCTCTGAATAATTGATTCCTCGGTGCGATTTAAAACCTGTGCTATCTTCTTAACAGGCGTCCCACTTTTACGCATAGCTATCAGCCGCTGATTCTCACTTTCACTCCACAGTGGTCTGACAAATGCTGTACTGACGCGATATCTCTGAGCTAGGTAGTAGAAGCGGGCAACGGTAATTCCCAACTTATCGGCTGCGCGGCAGGCAACCATTTTCCCGCAGACGCTGAGGAAGTCTTCCGGGGAGATATTTTTCTTTTGCATTGCGACAATCACTTAATGAGTAGAGATGGCTTTCCAATTTTTAATTGAGCGCCGGGGATTTGATGACCTGCTTTAAGCTCATGCTTAATTGCCATTTTGTCTGGTTTGATGGTGGTTTCGTATTCGACGAATTTAGCTGGTAGGGCACTTGAATCTACAATTTCTACAGACTCAGATGGCTCTCTGATAGTGACCTGGTGAATTCCCGCCCTGATTTTCTTAATGCCCGCGGTAGTTAGAGAGCGCGAAATATATTCCTTAATTCTTTCGACTCGATTCAGGGTTGCTGACGCACGGTCATTGAGTGACTTAGCCTCTTCCTTGAGGCGTTCTGCGTACCCGGTTTCGTTTTTGCAGATGGCCAGAAGCTGCTCAACCTTATCAGTTAGCTCGCCTTCCATTCCTTCCAGAGTGTCGGCTATTAGCTCAGGTTCTAGCCCCTCATCCATTAATTTCGCGTAGTCATTGGAGATTTCGTAAAGCTTACTCACTGGTCACCTCCAGCTTTGCTTTGCATTCTGCGTAAATGGCTTGAACGTTCTGCTGCAACTTCATTCCTGATGTGCGTTTGTAAGCCTCGGCAAATACCCGCTTGAGGTCATCCATGGTCTCAGCCTGAGCCATGTCATCACAGAGTTGCTGAACGTGATCGATAATTTCCTGCTGGCGACGGCGCTCATCCTCGCGGATATCTTCCTCGGATTTATGCGGCATTACTGGCTCCTGGAATACGCCTTCACCCTCGTTAAGGAGGTGAATCGCGTTATCAAGACGCTGTGCTTTAGGCCAGTATTTACTTGCCCGCTTGACTATGGTTTTGCGAGCCATCTCTTCCCAGAACGTTTTCCATGGGCCATTCTTTGCTTTGCTGGTTGATTCCACGGCTTTAATTTCTGCGAGACTCATCTCTTCCGTGAGATAGTCGCCGTCTGATGTTTTCACCGTACAGTAGCCTCCGACTACAGAGCCGCGGTCTCCGAAGGCGTTATATTTGTGAGTGGGTGCAGTATCGAGGCCGTTCGACTCATACGTATCGTTCGAGTAGACAAGCTTGCACTGTCCCCACTTGATAGAGCCGGTTGCCTGGGCAAGGTGAAGAAGGCCCATATAACTGATATCGAGACACACCATACCGTCACGAGGCACCAGATAAGCAAGCTTGCTGGCCGGGTTGAGCGTGATACCAATAGCTGCCACGTTGATAATGGCATTCTGCGCACTGGTAGGATTTCCCAATGCCGTTTTGGCAAGAAAGTCATTCTTCTGAAAATACTGAATAGCGAACTGGCTTTCCTTTGCCCAAGTAACGCTCTGGTCTGTTAATGCGCCGCAGAACAGCGGCTCCTGTTGCCTGACAAATTCAACAATTGAGGTCATTCTGCGGCCCATCCATATTGCTCTTCCCACTCTCGCTCAGATTGGTCATAAGCGATCGCGGTAATAAAGTCGTTGTAAGCTTCGCGGCATTTTTCTGACTGAATAGCGAGGCGAAGAACTTTGCTGACCGAGCCGGCTGTAAACTCAAGAGGCTCAGTTGGCGCGATTTCAATGATTTCCTTAGCGCGGTTCTTAATCCATTGTTCACGCTGAATGCGAGCCTGATACACAGACTCCTGTTGTGCATCAATCCTGTCCTGCACGTAATATGCGTTCATATCGCCTCCTGTTCAGAATGCACGAAGCCCGTCGCTGTAATAGCCGACATGGTTAAGTTGGTTTGGTTTATTCGGCTGGCCGGGTAGGAAGTGGCATCCAATGGGTAATCTTATCTGCGTCAATGTCTCCATGAATAGACCAGCCAACCCAAGCATTTGGCATATTCCCAGCCTGGCAATCGCAAATACCAACATCAAATCCATCTGAAACGACAACAGTTTTCGTCCTGAAGCAATGAAAACCAGAAACCTCTAGTGGCATTTTTTCTGAACATTTAATCCACTCCATCACTCCTCCCCCAGAGCCTTGCTGATGGCTGCCCGTGACGACATCAATGGATGCTCGCTATGGCAATCTTCCTCATCAACGTCGCATACGTTAATGACGTACTCCCTAAGCTTTTGCAGCTCCTCTAGTAAATTAGGAGCTGCTGCTATCAGTTGAGCGTTTGCCTTCTGAATGTGTTTTATTTCGCCGCTGCATGTTTGTGAGACATCAGAATAATTTGGTGTGTATTTGGCATTATCATCTTGCGCTATATAAAACACTGGACCGCCAGATAATGCTTCCTGCTCATCGAATCTCCATGGCCCAGGCGTACCTTTAAACTCTTGCATTTTCACTCCTATACCACGGCATACCAGCCGCAGCTTTCATTTGCTCTGTAGCCTCTAGCCACATATTCCCATCTCGCAGAAATATCGCTATAGCCGCCTTACTCTGTGCTGCTCTCAGCAGATTGTGATTAATCATGACCATAACCATGTGTTAGTAACGAGAAGGTAAGCAACAGCGCTCCAGATTAAAGCGCATGCTGCAACTGCAATGCTCATAGAACGCCAGCCATTTCTGCTCATGCGTCACCCCGAGCTTTCAGCATTGCATCTGCCAACATGTATGCTTGCTTCGCTACCTCATCGGCATTGCCAGCAGCCACTGGGTGACAGTTCGACTCTGGATAATTTGCCAGCAAACCAGAGAGAGCTTTGGCAGCGAAGTAATCACGCAACGTCATGCCTTCTTCCTGATATTGCAGGACGTTGTTTTGACCGTCGTAGTCCCACTGCTGACGCGGGAAAGCTTGTCCACCTGTTTGTTTGCTCATACTCCCTCCATCGAAAAATACGCACATACCAGCGCCAGTGAAATAATCACCGATAGCTGAATTTTGAACCGGAACCAGGCTTGTTTATCTTCTTCGCGAATCATTCTTCGCACTCCTCTGATTCGGGCTGCGTGAGCCACTCAGGTCGTGGGCCTTTGCTGATATAGAAATCGATAATGTCCAGAAGGCGAGGGTAAAACTTCAGCGCTTTACGCCCGTCCATTTCTGCTATTTCCTGCTTGCTGAATTTTCGCCATTTCTCAATCGTGTGGTTTTGGCATCCAGCGCGAACATATTCGCCATTCGTAATAGTGATGGCGTATTTTTCACCAATGACAATGAAGGTGTGATCAGGCAGGTTGGCTTCGCGCAGGTTGGCTTCGCGCAGGTCGGCTTCGCGCAGGTTGGCTTCGCGCAGGTTGGCTTCGCGCAGGTCGGCTCCGTACAGGTTGGCTCCGCGCAGGTTGGCTCCGCGCAGGTTGGCTCCGCGCAGGTCGGCTCCGCGCAGGTCGGCTCCGCGCAGGTCGGCTCCGCGCAGGTCGGCTCTCGATCCGCTTTCACGCATCGATGTAATCCATAATTTATGATCTTCAAGAATTTTTGCTAAATTTGCTGAGTTCATTCTCTTACCCTCTGTAATAAAAAAGGCCGCCGAAGCGACCTATCCGTTAGAAACTTCATATCCTTGCTCTTCAAGCCACGTGACCACATCAGACTCCCCAATCGCCTCCAGGATATCGTCAACTTCATACTCACCAACAATTTCATCTGCTTTGAATGCATCAGATATATCTAAATCCTCAATATCCACTTCCAGTTGTCTATTCCATCCATCGCCTTTAGGTGTGATGGATGAAATAGATTTAATTTTTACCGTTCCACTAATCGCCATATATTCCTCGTTGTTATTTGTTTGCTTTTTCACCGACACTTCAAATTAACGGTATCGACCTACCCTTCATCTTCTGCCGACCGCTGCAAGTAATGCCGCGCTCGCCTGGCTGTTTGTATAGTCAATAAAAAACCCGCCGTAGCGGGTTATGACCATTTCTTTTTGGGACTTCGTTGGTGCGCGTGATTCACAATCCTGTGCATTACATCCTCATGCACTTCTTCTTCCTGCTTTTCAACATCTCGGGGGAACGGCGTAGATAAGGCCTTATCGACTTTGTCCATTGGATCATCATTAATCTGGTAGTCTGGACCATCGTCGATGGCTTTGAAGCCTTGTGACATGCCATTCTCCTTGGCATATTCCATCCTCTTTTTCCACCTGGCAATTCTTCTTCTGTCCTGAGATGATAACTTTCTGTCCGGCTCCTGGGTTTCCCTGCCGTGATTCTCGTTAATAAAAACGGTTTTTTTAGCCATATTGAGCCTCAAATAGCCCCGCTTAGTGGTTTTATTTCTTAGGTTTCAACTTTTCCATGTTCTCTGCCAAGGTCCCTATCCTTGAACGTATGGTTGGGATGTCTAGTCCCCTCTGGATATCTATATTTAAAGACAAAAGCTCTCGACTCCATCCAGCTATGGCATCATTAAATTGCCTTGCTCTACTAGCCTGCCGAAGCCTGCTGCTTTCAAGCTCACCAACTCGCTGTTTGGCCTCAATCTGGAGTTTCCCCTTCCCAACCTGCAGGGCATCAATGGCGCATTGTTTCATTTCAGCCTTAACGAGAGGGTGAAAGTAATCCGCTCCAAGGAATATCACTTCATCCAAACTTTTGAAAAGCAACAGGCAGTCCGTTGTGGATTTTTCCCTCTCATTTACACACCGCACCTCGACTGCAGGAACATATCCGTATTGCTTAACTCTCATTGCTGTGTAGCTAAAATTACTTTTCATCCTTTCACCATTAGCGAGCTGTTATGCCTTTAGATTTGCGGTATCCAGCAGCATACATCGCAACATCCGGCAGGCACATCCCGTTTTCTAAAGGCTTGTGACCGAACTCATTACTATAAACGATTGCCGCCCTCTCAATCTGGCGTTTGTATTCCCGGCGCTGCCAGACGGCGTCCTGAGCGACGAATTTAATCGGCGTAGCGTCTTCAATTCTTTCTGGCGTGTGGTGCTTACCTTTAGCCTGAATTTGTGCGCGGCTGAGGGTGGGGCGATGCATTGTTTCCGAGCTAACAGTAATCGCATCCTGAAGCGCTGCACGACGCTCACGACGACGACCAGATGCTGAACCACTAAATGATGTTCTGCGAGACATATAGACCTCCTGATGAACTTTGGTGGTGTGCGTGTGACTCCCCTGTAAAGTCATGTGGGTGTTTGCTGTCGCCACACTCCACACCCCAAAGTTCACTTTGGTATTTCCGGCTTTTCAGCCGCGTAGACTCGTACCTGAATCGTTGTAGGTTCACCGTCCTGGTGAGTAGTGCGTCCTGCTGATGGGATTAGTTTAATAAAGAATAAACATTTGCGTCAAGTAAATACTAAACAAAATTATAAACAAATTACTAAACATTTAAAATTAATGGTTATTTTTACTTCTTGAGCTTGTGCTATGCTCAAAAAAACATCAATGAGGGCGCGGTTATGGGGCAGGGCATGGATATGGGGCGGGATGAGCTACTGGAAGACCGCGCAGCGTTCATTGCTGGCGAAATCGGCGGGGCTGTTGTTGATTTGATAATCAACGGTACGGCAATTGATCGGGATGCGATTGTTGATAACCTGGAGGCAAAGCGCAAGGCCGTAGGCAACGTAATTCACAAGGGGTTGCTGCGGGACGCGGCTGCGTTCGTGAGGAAAGGGCAATAAAAACCCGGCTCGGTGGCCGGGTTTATGAGCGGTTATCGATGCTGTTAGTAATCGTATGCCATGTTGTATGCCGCAAATGCATCTTTGTGCCGAACTTCTCCGGCTTGGCTTTCTGGTAGATCGTCAAGTATCGACCTATCTAAACTGCGCGGAATACCCATAGACTTATTAAACAGCCCTAACTCGAATGCGCAGGCTGTGCATTTATGTCTTCCATTGCCCGCTTGACTGTCTGGCAACACACTGAACATAGGGTTGTGACGATGATTTTTATCGCAAGTTGGCATAAAGCACCTATTTAATATTCGGCGCTGATTGCTTTACAGTGGATATCGCTTGAGGTAATCTCAAAATCGAGATCTCAATGAAAACATTCTAGCCGATGTTTTTCCAGGCCCTGATAGTTGACGCTGTCGGGGCCTTCCTATTTACCGCATCAGTAAAATAATGCAGCAACTAGATCCTATCCAGGGCAAGGAAAAACATCAATTAAAAGATCTAGTTACACATATTCTTTTTCTATCCAAAATTTCTACAATAGCCGCATCTTCGTCTCTACAGCCACGCCAATAATCGTACAGTTACCGTTTATAGGTACCAGAGGCCACTGAGGATTCAACCCTTTCAGATAGCGCTGGCTACCATCGACTATCAGTTTCTTGAACGTCGCCTCATTGTCATCCTGAAGCTTGGCCACAACCAGGTTTCCATTGACAGCATCTCGCCCGGTATCAAACAGTACAAACGTGCCTTCCGGTATGCTCAGCCCCATCGGTGCGGTCATGGAGTCTCCTTCCACTTCAAGCCAGAACGCATCCCCCTGAATATGAGCATCAGACTCAAGCCAGATATCAATATCTTTCAGGGTGTAGGCTTCGACAGCTTCAGCCCATGTACCCGCCTGGACCTTGCTTAGTACCGGGTATCGAGTTCCTTTTGTGTACTGCTGGATATTTGAGACGTTGCTGTGTTCTTTGTATTCCTCACCCGATAAGTAGCCTACGGGCATGCCGTATTCTTTTTCTAGCCTCGAAGCACCTTTCTCACCAAGAGAACTCTTCCCGGTTATGATCTGCGAGATATAGCTTTTATCTTTTGCGGGTAAGGTTCGATTCTCAAACCATTCCTGCAGGCGCTTGCGCCTAGTCTCTTTAATGTCCATGTGCATATGATGATTAGCAAAAACTAAATAAGCAAATACTTGACGAAGTGTTTAGCATTTAATAAACTCACTTCATACAACAGAGGTGAATGCATGGAACTTAAAACCTACATCGACAGCCTGGAGCGTGGAAAAGTTAAAGAGTTGGCTGCATCTCTTGGCATTTCAAGTTCCTACCTATCTCAGATGGCATCTGGGAAAACCGCTATCTCTCCTACTCGTTGCGTAGAAATCGAAGCCGTAACGAATCGCGAGGTTAGCCGCAAAGATCTGCGGCCTGACGATTGGGAAAAAATCTGGCCTGAATTAGTCGCAGCATAAGTAACACCGCAATTCACAACGGACATTCGTCCTACGTCGCTGAAAAGCGAATCCCAAAATACCAAAACAAAAACTATGGGTATGTCTATCGCATAGCCACAACTAACTATTTTTCAACACCAAGGAATTATGACAAGTGGAAAACACAATTAAACGCAATAAGACCAATGCTCAGCGCATTGAGTCGTGGTTGCTCAACCGTATCGCCATTGTCGGCGGTAACAACGTAGCAAAAGCTGTGGGCGTCGATAAATCGCAGGTCTCACGCTGGAAAGAAAGCTGGGTACCGAAGATGGCAATGCTCTTAGCCGTTCTGGAGTGGGGTGTCGTTGATGACGATATCGCAAGACTGGCGAAGGAAGTGGCGGCAGTTCTTACAAAGAAAAAATCCCCGGCGGCAACCAGGGATTCAGAACAGATTTCGATGGAATTCTAATACCGTTCAACGAGGTAATTATACATGAAAAAACTCAGTTCTGACCAGGACAAACTACACAAACACATACTGCGTGATCGCTATCTCTCCAGCTTCCGACAGCCTGGTCGATTTAGGGCTGAGTTGGAAAAATGGAAAAAACTGCTGAGGGGGAAGCGTCATGAGTAATCTCGCAACAGTAACACAGCTAAGGCCTGCAGAGCGGCCTGTGGAGCGTCGCGTGGCAGAAATTGAAGATGGGTATACCCGTCTTGCAAACGCCCTGTATGACGAGCTTATTGGCGCAGATTTAACGAAAAATCAGAGCAAGGTTGCTCATGCTATCTGCAGAAAAACATACGGATTTGGGAAAAAGATAGATCGGATCTCTGACAGCCAGTTAGCACAACTTACACGCCTACCAAGGCAGAAAGTTAACAAGGCTAAAAATGAGCTTATTACCATGAAGGTAATTCTTCGTGAAGGCAGTCAAATCGGGCCTAATAAGAACATCTCGGAATGGAAAATAGAAGGCTGTTACTACCATGGTGATAATGTCACTGCATTGGTTACAAAAATTGTCACCAAAACGGTGACTAACCTGTCACCAAAACAGAGTCACACAAAAGAAACTATTCAAAAGAAAGAAATAAACAATACCCAAACCCACGAAGTGGGATTGTCTGGTGAGGAAAAATTAACGCCACGGCAAAAGGGTACAAATCCGAGAGCAAGAAAAACTAACCCACGCTCTCAGTTGCCAGAGTTCGACCGCGAGCGTTTCAAGAGCACGTGGAACTGCAAAGCCGAGAAATACGGCATCCCAACCATCCGAAGCATTACAACCACCACAGAGGCTGGCATCAAGCGCCTGTGGCAGTCCTACCTGAAGCAGTGCAAGGAACTTGGCCGTGAGCCAAAAGACCCTGACACAATTCTGAATGGCTATATCGAGCATGGTTACACGCCAACGCGCTGGTCGTGCGGTGAAAACCCTGACGGTAAAAAATACGGGATTGATACCGCACTTCGGCAGGAGAAGATTGACCAGATTCTGGGGGCTGATTCCTGATGGAGAGTTACGATTACGAGTATCAACTGGTTGGCGCGATGATGGTGAAAGGGGATCACATCGACTGCCGGGAAATTGCCGGAAAGCTCCCTGACGAGGCATTTGAAAACTTCCACCTGCGAAGCATGTACAAGGCGATTGTGGCACTGCTGAACAAGTCAGAGCCAATCGATATGTTCACCGTGAAGGACGCTGTTCCTGACGCATCGAGAGACCTTGTGCTTGAGGTGGCCTGCAAGTGCGTATCAGCTTCAAATATCCGGGCATGGGCCAAGCGAGTTCGCCAGTGCTGGATGCTGAGGAAAGGGGCTGCGGAGTTCAGGCGGTTCGCTGACCTTCTGGATTCAGCAGGGACGCATAATCTTGACGATGTAATTTCAGCAGTAACAGCCAGTACAGGGAAGCTACAGTTCGAATCGAACGACAAGCTGCCTAGAAAGATCTCCGACCTGCTTGATGATTACCTGAACGTTCTGGACAAGCGCCTTGAAGGCGAGAGTTCTGGCCTCTACCTCCAGACCGGCATAACGCCACTGGATGACACATACGGAGGGTTCGACAGGACGGACCTTATCGTCATCGCCGGCCGCCCTGGCATGGGCAAGACGGAGCTGGCTATCAACATTGCAAACTCCATCGGCCAGCAAAGGGGGAGAGGGCTTCTTGTCTCTCTGGAGATGTCGGAAATGCAGGTTGTTGAACGCCATATTGCTGACCGGGCAGGATTATCAATATCGACTCTCAGGCAGCCAAGGGGGATGGCTCAGGAGGATTACACGAAGCTAACCGCGGCTACAGGCACGCTTCTGGAGGAAGAAAACCACGTACTCGAAGGTTCGTTCAGTGTTGATGAGTGCATAGCTCAGGCTGAGAGGATGAACATGGATGGTGGCCTTAGCTTCCTGGCTATTGACTACCTTGAAATTCTACGACTGCCAAAAGCTGATCGCCACGACCTTTCAATCGCCATCGTGACCCGAAAGTTAAAGCAATTCTGCCTACGCAACAAAGTGCCGGTAATCCTCGTTGCTCAGCTGAACCGCAACGCTGATGGTCGCGTTGATAAGCGCCCTAACATGGGTGATTTGGCAGGTTCAAGCTCAATCGAGAAGGATGCGGATGTGCTGATATTTCCGTATCGCGATGAGCATTACAACGAGAATAGCCCGGCAAAGGGCGTTGCCGAAATCATCATTGGGAAATACCGTTCAGGGCCCAAGAAGACGTTCTACATGGGCTGGAAGAACGGGCATTTCGTCAACATTGACCAGATAGAAGCGGCAAGGCAATGCGCAGAAAGCGATAAGCCAGCGGCAAAATCTGACTGGAGGTAATGCAGTGGACACGCTAAAGCAACGCATCATCGACTTCATCAAACAAAACCAGCCAGTAACTGAAAAAGAAATCATGGCTGCTGTCGGGATTTCTCGTTATCTCTGCCGTGAAGAGCGACGAAGGCTAAGAACGCTAAGAGCCATTTACATCGTATCTGGCGCCGGAACGTTTATCTGTAGAGCGGATTATGAATCCTGGTTCCGCAATGGCGGCATGCAGAAAATGCAGGAGAAAATCGCCGCGGCAAGAGAAATACGTCATCAGGAAAAGGCCGATGTCTACAGGCCAAAGCGGGAAACAGTAATTGAGAGCTACATGAAAAGCCCGGCCCGTCAGAGGCTGATGGCTATCTACGGGAGGTCATCATGACAGACATCTACATAGCAGAGCTATCTGCAAGCATGGCCGGTATCGTTGCGATAATCGGCCTTTTTTATGCCCGGAGGAAATGGTAATGGCTTTTGTATCAGTGGTGACCGGTGGAAGGGGTCGAAAACGCGATGAGGCAGGAATCTCAATTAAATACTCACAGTCTGGCTCTGTTCAGTGTTATGTAGGGGTCGATATCAGGGATAAGCAACGATTCATTTACGTAGAACTTGATGAGGATTCTAGAAAAATCAGATTGATGCCAACCAATAACGAGAGAGGGGCAAAAATGTCCGGCACAAGTGGTGGCACGTTCTCATTATCCAAAAAATTTGGCGAAATGATCATCCCTTCCGGAGAGAAAAAGGCATTTATTCGCTTGGAGAAAAATGGTGATGGTTGGTGGTATGGGGAATTAAAACTGGTTAACAACGATTAACAGGCCTGCATCTAGCGGGCCTTTTTTATGAGGGTAATGAACATGAATAACGAACTAACAGCAGCACTTGCGACTATTGAACAAATCGCAGAACAGAACGGTATGACCGTTGAGTTTGTCACCTGGTTTTTTAACGAGAAGAAATCAGCATGTGGCGAGCATTGGTTTCTTGCGCTGGGGGCGATGTGGGAAGGTTGGAAAGGCCGTAGCGCTGAATCAACAGCAGCACTTGCGACTATTGAGAAATTGCGCGCTGAACGCGATCAACTGGCTGCGGAGAATGTGGCGCTGAAGTCGTTTGGCGACACACTATTCGGCATGTACAAAGGCCTGGAGATTTCAGGCGGTGGTATTCATGACGAGCAGTCAGTAGTCTGCCAGCAAGCGGCTCTGGATGCAGCAATGTCGGCATTTGAGGAAATCGAAACCCCCGCTACCAACGCAGCAATTGCCGGGATTAAGGCTGCTATCGAATACCCGAAAAATAGCACCCCATCTAATGGCTGGACTATCGACCCCGGGTTCTTGAGTCGTGTAGTGGAGCGGGCTGGCGCAGTCTACGGGTATCACCCTGGTTTGGAAGAGGCAGAGTCTGCGCTGCTGGCTGGGCTTTAT